ACTGAAAGGAAATAAGGAAAACCATGGAAAAGACACTCTGCACCATCACCATCGGAAACGAAGAACTCACGATACACCAGAACGTACACACAGGCCTCTTCTACGGCATCACGGCCGACGGGAAGCGCACTCCAGTCGACTACGCTCACGTCAAAACACGGACGACCAGCCAAGAACGGCTCAAATACTGGCGAAACAGGTTCGGGTACACCCAGGCGGAACTCGCCGAACTAGTCCACGTGTCCAGCCCGACCGTCATCATGATGTGGGAAAACGGGTTGAGGCATCCGCTAAGGAAACACCGGCAGCTACTCAACGAGAAACTCAGCCCCGATATTTTCCCTGACTGATTCCACGGCGTGTCATATCAGCATGGCACGCCTTTTATGATATAGTAAAAACATCAGGCAGAAAGCCTGGCACAACACAAAAGGAGCAAACAATGAAAACCGCCCAATACCTCAACACCCTCATCAACCTCATCCTACAACAGCCAAAAATCGGCACCATCCTCGACGAAGACGGCATTGAACCCGAAATCACCTACGGCCGAATCGGCATCAAAGACTACGACGCCTTCATCAACCTCTACAAGCTACTCAACAACATCAAAGAAGTCGAAACCACGACAATCAACGAAGTCGACAACGGAATCGGACTCGACTTCACCGTAACAGCACCGGTCACCATCTACTTCTTCTACTGGAGATAACCCCAAAACAGTACAAAAACGCCCCGCAGACGGCCGAACAAGCCGAACGCGGGGCGTTCTTATAACAGGACCAGACTAGCGGCTCACACCAGCATAATGCACGCCAAACAAGCCAGCCACACCGGAACCAACCAACGCACAAGCACCACCAGCCACGGCAACCCACGACGGAACACCAGGCACAGCACTCACAAGACTCGCGACAGCACCGGCAATACCAACCAATCCAGACACCAAATACGCCCAACGACGCGTCTCAACATCAAACGTAGGCACATAATTATCCGAACCATCCGCACACTCATTCGTAACAGCGGTATCAGCCGTCGGCTCACCAGACAGCTCATCATCAGTCAACATCACATGCTTAACCATAAACAATCCTTTCAATCAGTTGAAAATACGACCATCATTAAGCCGCTTCTGGAACTCCCTGACAGCCTGAGACGGTGCCGGACTGATAATACCATCACCCGGGAAACCGTTCATCTCCATCAAGAACCGGTGAATGAACTCAGGACCCGCATTACGAGGCCTATCGGTAATACCGAAACGGTGAGACATCCACTCAACCCAATCACTACCAGAAGTGCCCTCCTCCAAACAGGCGATATTCTGATTTTCCAAACAACGAATCTGCCCGGACATGACACCATCCACCGACGTGCCAGCAACCTCCTGAGCCCTCCGCATAGTCAAAGGACCCCACGAACCATCCACTTCAAGCCTGGTCACCGACTGCGTAGCCGGCTGAGTAGGCACCGGATTCGACGGAGCCACCAAACCACGAGACAGACGATCCAAACGATCCAGATCATACGTGCCCGGACACTGCGTGTTATAACAATCCCGGTGACGAATCAACGGCAGATCACCATACTCGGCACGCAAATCACGAATCAACTGCGCGACCGTCAGATAATCCCCATCCGACTGGCGAGGATTGCACTCAATGCCAATACCCATGTCATTGCCCTTTGAACGGACACCGACGCCATCACCGGCATGCCATGCACGATCATCCGGATCCACGATGCAAGCAACACGCCCGGCCTCGACCACGTAATGAGCGGAAGCGCCACGAGCCTTACTGCACAGGGTATTGATCACACCCTCGAACGTCGGGTGAGTGTTCGGATCACCCCACCAGTGGATGACGATAGCCTTGATACCATACGGGCGACCACTCGTATAATTCGGACTATTGTACTTCGTAATGTACTCATATGACATATTGTCTCCTTTCAAACAGTCAAAACATACCAAACGGTAAACAGAACACGGGCGAAAGCCGGCATACCGGTGACAATCAGATAGCCAGCCACCACCATGACTCCAATAAGGAACGACGACAAGAATATCAGCACGATATCCTCGATAGATTCACGACTCATACCATCAGCATATCAAAACAGCATCCGATAAACTTAACCATATGACCGAACTAATCACCTCCATCATAGGAGTCGCCGGCATAGCAATAGGCGGCACCATCACATGGGCCACCACACGCCGCAACAACCTCACCACCGCCTACCAACACCTCGTCGAAGCACAAGGCGAACTCAAAAAACAAATAGACGCCCAAGACGAAAAAATCGACAAACTCATCCAAACACGAGACGAACTCCAACACGTCAGCGACCTCGAAACCGGCTACATACGATCACTAGGCCACTGGATGGCATCCCTATGCGAAGTACTCGACGACGAATTCCTCACACACCACCCCAAACCACCACTGCCAGACGAACTACGCGACCGCATCCGCCCACTCTAACCCCCCAATACGAAAAAGCCCCGGCAACCGACCGGGGCCTTACCATATCAGACCGACCACGACAAAGTCGCACTAATCCAAGAACCCTGTGCGTACGTAATATCCGCAAACGGCCGCACATACAAGCCAGTCGAATCCAACTGGAAGCCACTATTGACAACACCAGCCGCCGGAATATTCAAATCAGTCACATTAGGCCGCACATAATCCGGGAACGTAAGAATCTGACTCTTCGACCACGCCATCGCCTTCCACTCAGCCCCCCTCGTCGCCTTAACCATAAGACTGACAATATTCCCAACCATCGAACACTTATACCAAACATTCCAATCCTTCGCCCACTGGCCCGGATTCAACGTGACATCAGTCAACGACAGCCAAGCACCATTGATACGACGATACCGCTGGCCAGTACTCGTGACAACGGCCTCAACCCCATCAACAGTCCAAATAGCAATCAACTGATTCCAAGTATCCACCTCAATCGTGCCATCGGAATGAATCTTCGGAGCCACGTCAGACACGACACCAGCCGTGACCCTAGCGATAACCAAACCATTGATCTGCGCGTCGGGAACACTGGCATCCCACGACTGCAACCATGCACCAGGAGTCTCACCATGAGACAAACTCGGATCATAAACGGCGACCACGATCTTGTAATCACCAGTCGAATCAGCCACGTTCACCGTCATAGGCTCCGCCATCGAATAAGTGTATGAGCCAGTCACCTCCCACGGTCTCACGGTACCGCAATGAGGCTTAACGGTGACAGTCAACCCGTCAATCGTCGCCAACGGGCTAGGACTGCCATACCGGACACCCTGAACGCCACCAAAAGCAGAACCATCAGACGGGAACAGGAACGGATTCACGACATGCCGATAATCATCAGCCGTATAAGCCGGAGCCTCATTCAAAGCGGTCAAAGGATGCAAAACAATATCACTCATAAGTCATTCCTCACAATCAATCATTCAGACGTGGACACACCCATTTTACCTACCACGGAAGAAAGCCGGGCAACCTCCGTCCTAAGAGCATCCACCTCGTCCATAGCCTGTTGAGCCAATCGTAAAGCGGCCACACTCAACCTCGGATAATCAACGCCGACCGGATTATCCTCATCATCGTATTCACAGAAAAACCCAAGACCGGCATCATCCAAATCCTCAGCCAGAAGACCGACGACCGGCTGCGCATCATCAAGCTTCAGATTCAAATCATCCTTCAGGAAATACACTTTCCACTTCAACTGACGGAGAGCATCAACCGGAACAAACCCATCGGCATCACTGACATCCGCCACCGCACCCGCCGACGAACAGTCAGACCCAAGCATGCCATCATCAAGACAATAAACCGCTTTACGAGGAGCCAAGGAAAGCGGATTATCGAACACGTTACGAGCACCGGTACCACCATGCGACGGCACAACCACCGCATCAGACCCGCTAACATCAACCATATCCTTGTCAGTAGTCAACGACGCGAAATCACCCTCGACGGCAGTGACACGCTCACCCAACCGGCGGACATTCCCCCCGATACTCGCTGGCAACTCCCGCAACTGACGTCGAACCTCCGCAAACTGACGGGCCGTAGCATCCACCCCATCAAGCGAAAACCTGAACTTGCTTTGCATCACAATCCTTCCTACTGCAATACAGGCGTAATAGTCCACACGCCACTGAAATCAATATCGTAACCGACGACACGAGCCTCACCCTGGGCGAACCCCGTGAAACGACCACTGTCATCGGCAACAGTCCACGCGATAACATCACCCGGCTTCCACTCCTCATAAACGATCGGAGCAACCAACAAACCCAACGTCATGCTCATGGTATTCGTACCATCCTGTAACTGCCGTAACGCGGAAGAAGCATGAGCATCCAACGTTTCCTTACGAGTAATACTCGACGACGGACGAACAACATGCTCCACGACGGGACGATAAGATTGATCGGCCACCACCACATCCGACCGCAACGAACCCTCACCCGTCGTGCTTCCGACCGCTACGACCATGTTCGCGCCATAACCAGCCGTATAATCCTCCAAAACCCTGAAAGACGTCATCACACTCTCATCAAACGTCGTAACCGGAGTCAGGGAGCCTATCCTGTCCGCAACCGTCAACACCGGCACATACCGGCCATCATCAACCCGCCACGCCGTACACCATTCCGGACCATTCTGCACGTTCGACAACTCCTGAAGAACACTCAACAAAGTCTTATCCGAAGACTCCTCATACGTCCTGTTACGACGAATGCCACTAGGAGACGCTTCCACGGAAAGCATGAACCGATGATCCTTGAGCGTAGTCGACACGAGATCCTCCACGATCTCACACTGGTCACGATTCGAATACACGTGATCCTTCACATACACGCTATCGAAATAATGTTCAACGGTCGCCAAAGTAAGCGACAACCCCTCCCCCTGTAAAGTCCGTTCGCGTTTGACCACGATACCACCCCACAATACCGTCGAACCACGAACCAGGATAATCGCCGTACCATACGGAATCGTGGCCTCAACCCAATTAGACGGAATATTCCGCCACGGGAGCATCACAGTCTCACTCGTCGTCTCTTCAAAACGATACGAAAGCTTGGAAACTTGCAAATCCGAAAACTCAGCCAACACGGTCCCGCTAGACAGAGACACGGCAAAGAACTGAAAACCCGCAGTATCCCACACGACACGACCATGACCGAAAACAGAAACCCCATTCCAAACATCAGTCGAACCCATGACATTCCTCCTTTACAGGTAAGCCGGATAGAACGAAACCGTCATACGAGCCGTAGCCGAATACTCGCTAGCATTGAAACCCCAAATATTCATACCGGGTTCCGCCTGACTCCACTCACGCCGTTTGACACGGCCACGTGCCGGGTCGGTACCATCAATCAGAATCTCATGAGTCACACCATTGACCATCGCATAATGGCCACTACCAAGACTCATATTAAAAGCAATGACATGCCCACTCCCGGCATGCAATATCTGCGGATCAACGACAGGACCGTCAACACGGATCATCACCGGACTGGGAGCCGTACCAACGTTATCCAATACCACCTGGCCGGACATGACATTCTCACTCCACATCCAAGACGACAAGGAGACCCCAGCTTCCTCGAAATGGTAGGGGAATCGCATACCCCCAGACGAACTCGGAAGTCTCGAAACACCAGACACCGAATCCAACCCATACAAGTACGGGCTCAAAGCCGTCAACCCAAGACTGAAACGGAGAATATTCACCCCAGCCCATTTGACCAACGGTGCGGACGACGACTGCCATACCCGTACCTGACGCCCAATATCACCCAGCCGTACGGCCAACAGCATTCCATCAGTATTCAGAACGCTTTTGAACGTATTCCATGCCATGACACACGATTCTGTGCACCGGCCGATGAGATAACCCTCGATGCTGATAGACCGGCCTTGCAAGCGTGGCAGATTCGCATACCATCCGTCGGTCATGGCTTTCTCGCTCGTCTTCAACGTGGACGCCACACCGTCGAACAGACCGGTCACATCCTGGAAAGTGGTATGCCATTCACAATCGTTATCATCCAAACCATAGAGGGGAAACCCGTTCAACGTCAAACGAATATCACGGTCGTCTTCTAAAAACATGCTCATAAAACCACTATATCCTTATCACACGTAAGCGAAATTGATCATCCGGACCGTTTCCCGAGCCGCCATCGTCGGATCAACCGCGTTAACGGTAATCGGAGCCGTCACACGCGGACCAGTCTTATCCGACAATGCCACCGGTGAAGCCATCGGAGACGACACGCTACCGGGAAGAGAAGACGGAAGCAAAGCGGACACCATGCTCTGGACCGGTTTGACCGCCAGCTTCTCATTCATTTCCACGCCGACACCCAAGCCAGCCGGAATCATCTTACCGACCTCGTCACGGAACACGCGGGACGGGGAATGAATACCCAAAGCGCTTTTCGCAGCATTCACGATACTGGAAGCGGCTCCCTTGACTGCTGCCACGGCATTACCGATGGCACTCTTAATACCGTTGATGAGTCCTTGGATGATGTTATTGCCAGCGGATATCAGCCAACTGCCGGCCCCGCTGAACGCGCCCTTGATTTTCCCGCCAATGCCACTGACCGTGTTTGCCACATTGTTGACACCGTTCCGGACGGCACCGGTAATGCCATTCCACGCACTGTTTACAAGACTTTTAACCGTATTCCAGACACCAGTCCAATAAGCAGTGATATGACCCATGACCGAACTGATCACGCCTGAAACAGCGTTGATAGCGGCTGTCACGTTGGCTTTGATCCCATTCCACACGGATGTGATGACATTGCCGATACCAGCCCATACGCCATTCCAATCGCCTTGCACTGCGGCCATTACGGTGGTGATGACAGCGTTGATGATGTTCATCACCGTGCTGATGACCGTTTGAATATAAGGGAATACCGCGTCGATGATACCTTGGAGCGTACCAGCCCACGATTGGAACAATGATTGGATCATCGGCAAGGCGGCTTGGAATAATGCGGCCATGTTATTGATGACTGGCGTGACCGTGGTCATGATCGTCGCCCCGACCTCCGCAAGCTTCGTAACCAGACTGCCTAATACCGGTGTGAAAGCCTGGAACGCGGCGTTCAACACGGGCATGATCGCATTACCCAGATTCTGACAGGCTTGCATGAACGGTTGCAAGGCCGGCACTAATTGGCCGGACACGACCTTGGATACCGGAGCGAAAGAAGACTGGAACACGCTACCGATCTGCTGTAAAGCCGGACCGGCCGACGATACGAGACCCTTGAACATGGCGGGCAGACTGCCGATACCATCAGCGAGTGCGCTCATGGCTTCAGTCAACGGGCCTTTGAACGAGTCCAAGAGTTGCACGCCCACGTTGACGACGGACGCTTCCAAATTACCCATCGCACCTTCGATGGTTTGGGTACTGGTCGCTGCTTCCTTGGCCGCATCGGTCATACCCAAGTCCATGACGGCCTTGTTGAATTCCTCGGCGGTAATCTCACCCTTGGCCATCGCATCACGGAAGTCACCAGTGTAGGCCCCGTTTTTCTTCATGGCTTCCTGGAGTTTGCCTGACGCGCCTGGTATCGCATCACTCAACTGATTCCAGTTTTCGGTCGTGAGTTTGCCGGCACCGGCCGTCTGAGTGAGTACCATGCCGACCGAACGGAACGTGTCCGCGTTGCCGCCGGCGACCGCGTTCAAATTGCCGGCTGCTTCGGCTAGGTTCGCGTAATTGTCTACACCGTTCGCGGCTAACTGTGCTGTAGTGTTACGAATGTCAGACAGGTCGTACACGGTTTGGTCCGCGTATTTCTGCGTACTGGCGGTAAGCTGGTCTATCGTGCTTGTGTCTAGGCCGGCGAAGCTTAGTGTGCTGGCGAATTTTTGGGCTGAATCGGATGCTTCGATGATATCGCCGCTGAGGTTGCTTATGGCGTCTACGGCCATGCTGATGCCGGTGGAAACCAGTCCTCCCATCGCTCCCGCGATGGCAGCGAATTTACCGGTACCACCGGAAGCTTTGGTGGAAGATTTGTTGATTTCGTCCATGCCTTCGCTGGCTTGGCGGGCTGACTGTTCTATTTGTCGGCTGCTTGACTGAATGGTTTTGACTCCGGTTTCCCAGTCACTGGTGTTGATTTCCGCGTCGAGTATGAGTGTGGAGTCAGCCATTGTTTAGTCCTTTCCGAGTTCGTTGATGATGCGGCTGATTTTTTGGTCTCCGTGTTTTGTGAATGCGGCGGTTAGGCATTCGAATGTTAGTCGGTATTGTTCGGCTAGGTGGGTTTGTTGGAGGTGGCGGCCTTCTTTGATTAGGGCGAGCATTAGTGTGGGGTCTATTTTGTTGGTTAGGGTGTCGTGGATGGCCTCCCATCCGTAGAGGTCGCCGAGTTCGGCGAGGATGCGGATGCTGGGGGAGGCGTGTTGTTTTGCTTCCTTTTGTTTGTATGTCCGCATTCGTTGTTTTTCGGCGGGGGTGAGGAGGCTATCCCATGAGCGCATTTTGTGTGTCAGCCTTTGATGTCGAGGGTGAGGTTTTCGGCCATGAGTTTGCAGAGGGCGGTCATGGCTTGGATGTAGGCGAGGTCGCTACGTTGTTTGGTTTGTTGTGCCCATTCGTGGAAGGTGGTGTTGGGGCTCATGAGGTTGGTGACGAGGGGGAAGATGATTTCTTCTGCGGTGGTGAGTGTTTCTTTGGTCATTCGGCCGGTGGAGAGTTTGTCTAGTGCTTCGGCGTTGTCGAGGATGGTGAGCATGTCTTTTGAGCCGAGTGGGCGCATGGTGTAGGTGGTTCCGTCGATTTTGATGGTGAGGTTGCGGAAGCTTTTGCGGGTGTCGATGTTCAGGATTGGAGTGGTCATATTGTTGGATGCTCCTTATGTATGGTATTATTGGTATTGGCTCCTTTGCCATTGTGTTGACGATTGGTCCGACACTGGTTTGAATGTTTCGTAGGTCATCTTACCGGTGTCGGGCCTTTTTGTTTCGGTTGTTCCTATTCGACGGTTGCGGTGTCGTCCTGTACGGGGTCGGAACTGTTTTCCTGTGCGTTTACTTGGATGGTGACTTGTGCGCTGCCGGATTTGAAGGCGATGGAGCTGGGGCCGGCTTTTTTGGCGATGACGGTCCAAGTGCCGTCGCCGTTGTCGGTTACGGTGGATACTCCGGCGGCTGAGTTTTCTGCGGTGATGGTGCCGGTAGCTCCGTCCGGTAGGGCGGTTACGGTGACTTTCACTGGTTCGTTCACTTTGCAAGTGATGTTGGATGGTGTGGCGATGATCTTGGTGATCGGGTTTGTTGATGGTTTGATGGTGCCGGTGGTCTCATCGTAGTAGCTTGGCGTGTCGAGGTTGAGTTCGCCCATGACTACTGCGCCTTCTGGGCTGGAGGTCATGGTGCCGGAGAGGGTGACGACGAATGGGTCGCCGAGGCTGACTTTGAATTCTCCACCGGCGCTGATGAGGGCTTGGGGGATGCGGAAGTCCTGTGCGCTGGAGTGTCCGTCGCATACGTTGTGGATGATGATGTCGCGTGGCGTGTTGCTGATGCATTCGTTGCCGCCGAATCGGACTTGGCCGGTTTCGCCGAGGTCTCCGCCGATGACGCGTTTGAATTTGGCGTTGTGGTAGAGTTCGGGGAATAGCATGCCGAGGAAGCGTACGGAGGGGCAGATGATGTTGAGTTCGAAGCTCATTTCGTCGTAGCTGCCGTTCGGTACTTTGATGGTGCCTGATTGGCTGGCGATTTCGGTGGTGCTTGGGGTGAGGGTGATGGTGCCTACTTCGTCCTGTACGTAGTCGGGTGGGATGACCATGTCGTCGATGTAGACGGTTTTCTTTCCGATGAGTGGGTAGGATGCCATTTTTTTTCCTTTCGGTTGGCGTGCCTGTTTTAACTGTGGTGTATTATGCCGTTTTTATTTTACAGTGTTGTGGGGTTGAGTTTGTAGTCGATTTGGAAGCGGATGCTTTTGACCCAGTGGCCTTCGTGGTCGATGGCGTCCAGGTCTATTGCGGTGGCTGGGTGTGTGCGGATTGATTCGTAGGTGATGTCGGTTATTGGCTGACAGGTGAGTTGGCAGTAGTGGGGGAGTGTGTTGTTGATGAGGTTGAGGAGTCGTAGCATGAGTCGTCCTTGGGTGAGGACGTCGTTGTGTCGGCTGCTGATGGTGATTTGGTCGGTGTAGAGGTCGCCGTTGATGTCGACGGTGGTGGCGTTGACCCAGATGCCTTCCTGGCTGGTGACGGTGCCGGTGTCGAGGATGGGGCTGGTGCCGAAGAAGAGGTTTTGGCCGTAAATGCCGTAGCCTTCGTTTTGGAGGGCCATGCATACTGCTAGGTCTATCATGTGGTGTCCTTACATGTTGAAGTAGGTTTTGGTGCGGGTGCTTGCTGTGCGGGCTGCTCGTTCGAGGTAGCGGGTGGTGTTTGGGTGTAGTCGGTTGGTGTGTTCGCGGAGGCGAGCGTAGGGGACTCTGCCGTTACCGAAAGTGATTTGCCAGTGGGTGTTTCCGACTTGTTGGAAGCGTCCGCTGTTGCGTAGTGCGCCGGTTTTCACTGGCGCGTTTTGGCGGGCCATGCGTAGGATGTCGGTCATCATGCGTACGCCGCCTTTGTTGAGTTGTTGGGTGGAGAGTTTGCGGGCCCATGTGGCGGATACTTTGAGTTGGTAGCTCATAGGCTGGTTCTCCCGTAGGGGTTGCCGGTGAGGGTGATGAACATGGTTTGGCCGGTGTCCATGTCGTCTCCTCGGCTGGCTTTGGTGATTTGGTAGGTGCGTCCGTTGTCGAGTCGGATGATGAGGTCGGGCCATGCTTCCATGTCGTTGCGGAGGTTTTCGGGGAGGTTGTCGGGTTGGATGTGGAAGCGGCGGGTGGCGATACGGGTGCCGTATTCGGCTGGCTGGTCGCTTTCGGTGGAGTGTTTGATGATTGTTTTCACGTCGGCGAGTTTGATGTTGTCGAGGCCTGGTGCCGTGTATTTCCAGATGGTGGCCGATTGGGTTTGGTTGGGGAATAGGGTGAATGGGTCACATTGCGATGCCATACGCGTAGTCGCCTCCTAGGTAGTCTTGCGGGTTGAACCACCATGGCAGTTCATGGTGGGGGGTTGGCATGTCGAGGATTCCTCCTGTGTCGGATTGGTTGAGGCAAAGGCTCCAGGAGGATATTAGCGCCTTGTATGGGGTGGTGGCGCGTTCGAGTGTGGTTTGCGTGCTGGTGGCGTAGGAGACCGATACGTCTTCGATTCGTTTTGATGTGATGCTGTCGGTTCGGTCGGCCATTGACTGGTCGGCTTGGATGATGGCCGTGAGGATGTTGGCGAGTGGTGCCGGGAGTTTTTTGAATCCGTGTCGGCCGCTGATGATGAGTTCTGTGCCGGCTGGATATTCGCTGGTGAGGGTAATGATTTTCGTGTATGAGGTGGATGGTGATAGTCCGTCGTTCTTGCCGTAGGTGACTTTATAGCCGACGGGGGTGTTGTCCGTCGTTTTGACTGACCATACTTCCGAATACCATGAGGCTAGGTGGCCGTGTTTGCCGTCTTGGCTGACGATGCCTGTCATGTCGTTGATGGTTTGTTCTAAGTCGCTCATGCAGATCAAGTTGGAGAGGGTGGCGAGTGCGGCGTCTTTCCATGTGTCGTATGCGGTTTCGCCGACTCGGTCGCGTATACTGTCGTCGATTATCATTTTTCCTCCGGGGATATATGAATAGGTCCTACCGTTAATTGTAACGATAGGACCTAGTTGTTTATTGGCTGGCTGTCAGTCGGATGCCATTAGTCCAGCGGCGATTAGAGCGTTCACCACGTCCATTACCGTGCCTGTGGTCGGGTCGACGTGGGCGGCCTTGGTGATCGTGGCGGCCGGACCAACGGGACCAGCCGGACCAGCCGGACCCTTGGGGCCAGCGGGACCAGCCGGACCAGCCGGACCCTGAGGGCCCTGACCGAAAGCCACCGGCTGTCCTTCCTCGTCCACAAAGTTGATGACCTTGACCGTGTCCAGATTACCTTCCGGCAGCGCCTTGCCGCCGATTCGAGAATACATTTCAGCGTTCATTATCAGGCCTTCGGCTGGATGACCACTGCGGACTTCTCAGCATCCAAGCCACCGCCAGCGTAAATCTCCTGGAGGTATTCGTTGGTGTTGGTCTGTAGGGCGAAGTTCGTGAACGATTCGACGGAAGTGTCACCGACGAGCGCGTAGTGGGAGGCGGACATGACCACGCCGGCCACCTTCTTGTCGTCGTCCGCGGTCCACCATTCCGGGGTGATGATCTGGGAGACGCCGAGAGCGCGGGCGAGGGTGTCGTCACCGCCCAAGGCAATGAAGCTGTTCCCGTTCGCGTCGGCGCTCATGAGCAGATCGGCTACCGTGTCCGCATTGCAGACGAGGACCTTGTTGCCCTGTGCGCGGACCATGTGGGAGGCCTTCACGAAGCCCATGAGCGGGGCTTCCTCGGTGAGCGTGTAGGTGCGGGCGAACTTCTCACCGGCCCAGTCGGAAGCCTTGTCTGCCGCGTCGGTGGTAATGGCGCGGAAGTGTGCCATGTCCCCGTAGCCGCCGAGCACGACCTGACGTTCGATGGTCTGGACGATGTAATTCGGCAGTTCGGAGAGGATATAGCGGAGCAGTGCGCCCGGCTTCTGAGTACGACGGATATCACCCTTGTTGAGGGTGATGTACTTGTACGTATAGTCGGCGGTGAGTTCACGCTTCACGAAGGACGGGGTCTGTTCCTTCTTCTTGGTGCCGTAGGATGCGACCGGATAGCCGTGGGCGCGGGTCGCTTCGGACAGGCCGAGGATGTTGCCGCCGATGGTGAGGCGATCCATGCCGGTCTTGCGGAACAGGTTCCACAGGCCGGAGCCGCGCGTGTTCAAGGCGTCGTTGATGGTGGTGATGGCTTCGGTCGGAATGAACTTGTCCACGTCGGTCTTGCCTACGCCGAAGGAGGCGGTGTCGGCCATGTTGCGGGACACGGTGTCGGCCCATTCCTTGTGGAAGGCTTCAACGCCCTTGTTGTCGTTGTCGATGAGGGTGCGTTCGAACGCGGCCATGGCGTCCGGCGAGTCGAGCCACGTTTCACGGGAGTGGGAGAAGGATGCGACGCCGGACTGCTTGGCGGTACGGTTGCTCTTGTTGATGATGACGAGCGGACGCTTGTTGGCGGACTGTACCGGTTCTTCCGGAGCGGTTTCCGTTGCCGTCTGGCTGTCGGTCTGGTCGGCGACGGCTTCGGTGATGTCGTCGACGGCGTTCTGCATGATGTCGGTGACAGACGAGGTCAGGTTGGCTGCTTCGTCCGGGGTGAGTTTGAATTCGGCGACGGTACGTGCCAGCTTGTTCATGAGGGTCTGGTCCATGTTTTCTCCATTTCTTTTGTTGATTGATGTGAAGGCCGCTTTCGGGTCGGCTCCACGGTAGACGACGCTGATTTCGACCAGTTCGCCGTTGCGGATGATGCCGTCCTTGCCGGGCCGTTCGGAAAATTCGACGGTGATGCTGAAACTGTTGGTCAGACATCCGTCTGCGGCGAGTCGGCGGACTCGTTCGCCGTTGTCGACTTCGCTGAGCTTCGCTTCGGCCATGAGTCCGGCGTCGGTTGTCCATAGGCGGGTGATGGTGCCGGCCTGTGCTTCGATGCTGGGTTCGTGGTCGATGAGGAGGGGGAGTGTCAGTCGGTCTGATTCCGTGAGCTCTCCTACGAGTTTCAATGTGCCGTCGATGAGTGGCGCTTTGAGTGTGGTGAGGTCCACGGTGAGGCCGTTGCTCATTTTCTTGCCGCTGTTGGCGAGGAATGTGAGGGTTCGGCCTTCTGTTTCAGCGGCACCGCCGTGTGTGAGACTCTCTCGAATCTTCATATCATCCTTTCGGATTGTGACAGTGGTGCTCGTCAGTGGCATCAGTGGTTGATGTACTGACGAGCATAATGATATCACGGTAGTTGATATGGCTGGTTAGTCTTCCACGACTTCGTAGTCTTCGTAGCAGCGGCATCGTGGATGGCCGTTCGGTGTGCTCATGGTTTCGAAACTGTTGACGTAGGAGTGGTCGCCGATGTTGACGACCGCGTCCTTTGCCATGTAGGCGGAGTCGAGCGGTCTTGTCGTGCCTTCCATGTGTTTGCAGAAGTCGCATGTGTTGCCGTCTCCGGTGGTGCGCCATACTTTCTGTAGTTTGACGCCTAGTGTTTCGCTGAGGTTGCGGGCACTGTACAGGCTTCCGAGTCTTTGGGATTGGACGGTTTCGCATCTTGCTATTAGTTCGGCGTGGTCGTTGCTCATTCGGGTTAGTTCGTTGTTTAGCTGGTGGGCGTCCCATTGTTCCGTGTCGGCTCGGTTTAGGATTTCCAGGGTTTTGTCGGTGATGGTTTTGGATGTTGTGTGGGCTATCTCCTGTAGGTGGGTTTCGTAGGCTGTTCTGACGTTGTCGGGCAGAGTGGTCCAGTCGTAGAGTTTCTGCCAGTCGGCTGTCGTGTAGGACTGGATGTCGACTGCGAGCGGGTGTTCCGGGTGGAGTTCGGACCATGCGGTGAGGATTTGTTCGAGTTTCATGCCGGTTTTACGCGCGTATCCGGTGAGGTGGGTGATGAGGGTGTCTTCTACGTCGTTGACCCATTGGCGGCTGATGGTTTCGAGGTCGTCTTTCAGTCCGTTTTGGGTGCGTCGGGTGAGGCGGATGATTCTGTTGACGTAGGTGCGGGTTGCTGGCAGTATCCGGTTTTCGGTTGTCATGTCGTCTGTTTTTTTGGTGGCTTTCGTGATGTTTCTTTTCGAGGGGAGGATTGGGAGTGGGGTTGTGTCGGTCTGGTGGAGGTTGAGTCGCTTGTAGGGTTCGGGGAGTCCTAGTGCGTCGACCGCGCTTTCGACCGTGGCTCCCATGTTGACGAGTTGGATGAGGCTGTTGACTCGGATTTGCTGGGTTTCAGCCTGTGCTTTCTCGACTTCGGTCTGGGCTGGTAGGTCGAGGTCGAAGGTGATGCCGTAGCCGAGTCCTCCGGTGATGCGGTCGAGTTCGAACTGCCATTTGTCCCATACGGTCATGCAGAGTGGTTTGAGGGTGTTTTCGATGAAGGAGCGTTCGGCCATTTCGGCGTTGGCGTAGGTTTGGCCGTTGTCGATGCCTCGGATGATGTCGGGGACGGCGAGCGCGTTGGCTAGGCGGTTGTTGACTACGTTGGATACGGTTTGTAGGTCGAGTGTGTCGTTGGAGTTTTGGAATGGGACCCAGACGAGTTTGCTTGTTTGGCTTGGTTTGTGGGTGGTTGGGTCGACTGGGACCATGTTGTAGACGATGCCGTTGTTGTTGCCGGCTCCGCGGAAGGTTTCTTCGAGGCGGGCGCGGTTGCGTTGGAAGTCTTCGGCGTTTTCGGAGACGATGCCGAGCATGCCGGCGGGTACTGCGTTGTTGCCGAAGAAGCCGCGTTCGTAGTCTGCGATCATGTCGTCGACGTTGGCCCATTTTTTGATGGTCATGGCGGGGCTGATGCCGCGTGTCGGGTCGTTGGGGTGACGGCTGTAGCTTAATGCGATGGTTTCGTTGCGGCTGAATTCGTATTGGCGTGGACCGTTGCCGAGGTCCATGGTTACGCGGTGGTACCAGTTGCTGTGGCTGTCGTCGTATACGCGGCTGTTTGTGGGGAGGATGGTGTATCCGGTGATGTTGTCCGTGGTGATGTTGCCGCCGGGGCCTTCCGGTGTCCAGATGAGGATGTCGACGTGGGATTGGGTGAGCATGCCGGATGCGATGAGTTTAAGGAATTCGAGGCAGCTGTAGGTGTCGTTTGGTGCGTATAGTGCGCTTAACGCGGTGGGGGCTGGGTCGAGTTTTTTTCCGTCCGGGGTGACGGCGTATGGGATTACCGTGCTGAATCGTTGTGCGATGGCGTTGACGTAGGGGAAGATGTTGTCATACGTGTCGTGCATGGGGATGTTGTTGCCGCCCATTGACTGCCATGTGTTGCCGCCGACTGGGGTGGGGGTGGTGTGTGGGGCGTCGGTACGGCCGAAGGCGCTTGTGAAGCCAGCACGAATATTTTCGAGAATGGTCATTTTACCTCGTTTTGTAGTGGTATGTCGTATATTCCGTAGTTTATCGCAGTTGGTGTTGGTCAGCATACTGCGACGTCCCATGAGGGGAGTTTCGGAGGCTCGTAGCATGCGAGGAGCAGACTGTCGGCGAGGTCGGGGCTTCCGAGGTTCATGGTGTCTTTGTAGTCTTGTTTGCTTTCTATTTGCCGTTGGTTACGGCTGGTTATGTGCCATTTTCGGGTGGTTAGCTCGGTGGTGAGCTTGGGGAGGTCGGCGAGCTGGGGGTTGATGCTGAGCTGGGGGAGCATGGTGGCAAAGTCGAACCATAGTTCGGAGGCTATGTTGGGGTATTGCTGGTCTTTGGCTTTGCCGGCGTAGTTGATGCCGGTGACTGGCAGTCCGTATGTTTTGAGTAGGTCGGTGAGGCCTCCGCCTACGCCGGTGTCATCGATGCGGATGTCGATTGGCTGGTGTTGTGCTGCGCGGAGTCTGATTCTTTCGGCCGTGTCGACGATGCTCGCGTGGGTCCATGATTCGAGTGTTTCGATGCGGTTGCCTTTTTTGATGGTGAGGGCGGTGCGATCGTTGCCGTATCGTGCTACGTCCACGCCGAATGTGACCGGTCCGTCTATTGCCGCGCGTTGGAGGGCTTCGTTGATCATGGCGTCGCTTATGAGCTGGTTGTTGGTGTCGGCGTATGGTAGGCCGAGCCAGACGTGTCCGTAGTCGGCTGTCTGCTTGTCGGCTTCGATCATGTCGATGACGTCTTGGCTGAGGAGACGGTGTACGTCTTCGAATGTGGTGTGCCAGTGGCATGTCTGGTGGAGCCGTTCTTCGGAGTCTGTGGAGATGAAATACGTCCAGATCGGGTCGTGGCTGGTAAGGGGGTTCCACGTAAAAATCAGTGTGGAGTTGGGTTTGCGGATGGTTGGGATGAGCGTGGTCAGGCTTGCTTTGCTGATGGTTTGTGCTTCTTCGACCCAGCAGACGTCGATGCCTTCGATGCTTTTGATGCTTTGGATGTTGTCGTGTAGGCCGCGGAAGATGAAATTGCTGCCGTTGACGTGTCCGATGCCGTCGCGTCGTATTTCGAAGCCTTGCAGACCGAATTCTTCGATGGTGTTTGTGAGGAGCTTGTATACGGAGTCGGTTATGGAATTCTGGAATTCACGGGCGCAGAGCACTGTGATTGGCTGTATGGAGGATCGGAGGATGAGGCTTTGTGCTACGGCGGTGCTTTTGCCTGAGGCTCGGCCGCCTGAATAGCAGTAATAGCGATATGGTGGTGTCTCCGTGTGGAGCCACCACCATAGGTCTTGGTAAGGTCTCGCTATTTGCATGGGTCTGGTCTGTGTGCCTTACTGGTTGTCTTTGCCGTTTTTCGGGTTGTCGTCGAATACTTCGAGGGTGATGTGTGGTGGTTCGTAGCCGGTGACGGTCACGTCGGTGGATTGGCGGGCTTTGCCGTCGAGTCGGTCGATGTAGTCGGTTGTGACGTGTGGGTCCTTGTATGCGTTGATGACGTGTTTGAGGGCGATTCGTTGCACCATCGTCAGGGTCGGGTCTTTTGCTTTTTCGGTGACTTCCGATAGGGTGAGTTTGCTGAATTCGCGGATCCATCGGGTGGGGCTGGTGTCTTTGGTCCATGAGCCTCGGTCTTCTGGGCGTTCTTGGAAGCCGCCTTTGCCGGTTGGGTTGAGGATTCCGCCGGTGATGCGGCCTCGATGGTCTCTTGTTACGTCTGTCATATGGCTGATTATACCTGTCTAAGAGGGAAGCCCCTCCGTGTGGGGGAGGGGCTGTGTTTATCCGAGGATGAAACAGATTAGTAGTTTTAGTAGGGCGATGCTTCCTGTTGTGATGAGGATGGTCGCGAGGATGATGATGAGGTAGGCGAGGGTTTTTCCTATCTTGTAGCTGAGGGGGTTATGGTTCTTGTTCATGTTGGGCTCCTTTTGTCACCATTCGTCGTTGACGGCGGGGAACTGTGCGTATGGGTCAGACTGGTTGGTGTTTCCCCAGTTTGCGGCCTGTTGCTGTGGGATGGGCTGCTGTGGGATGGACTGCTGTGCCCTGGCTTTCTTTAGGACCATGGTGATGGTCGCGTAGTTGATGGTGAAGTCGGTGCGAGGCTGCCCGTTGCGGTCGGTTCCGGCGGACCATTTCAGGTCGCCTTCGACGCGTACCGGGGTGCCTTTGTGGAGTTCCTGGAGGTATGTGGCGGCGAGTCGCTGGTCGTATTCGAAGATGGTGGCGAACATGGTGTCGTGGTCGACCCACTGCTGGGTCTGCTTGTCTTTGTGGCTGCCGTTGGCGGCTACTCGGATGAGGAGGTATGGGGTGCCGTTCTTGGATTGTTTTTGTTCCGGGTCGGCTACGAGGCGGGCGGAGGGGAGGATGATGTGCGGGTCGTTCATTTGATTGCCTTTCTTTGGTCAGTGGGTGGCTGTTTCTAGTGCTTTGGTTAGACGGGTTTCGCCGAGTCGCGTGTGTAGCAGTGCCAGGCCCTTGCGGGTGATTTTGACGGTCGGGGCGAATGCGAAGGTGCTGCCGTCCTTATGCCGTCCGTGTGATTTTGACTCTACCATGGCCAGGTGACCGGCTTTCACGCGTTCCGAAGCCGCCCACCATGTTCCGGCGTGTCGGTATATCCAATCGTGTTGGCTGAGCCATTCGCGTAGTTCCTTCTCTCCGATTGGGGTGCCGGAGTTGGAGAGGAGTTTCGCCGCGTCCCTGACCAGTATGGTGTCTGGCACGTTGGTGAAGTCATCCAATGCCTTCGCTTTGGGCTCCAGTTCCTTGACGTGGTTTTCGGCTTCGATTCGCTTGGCTCGTTCATTTTTCAGGTCGGTGAGCAGTCTGATACCGAAGTCCGGGTCGGCGAGTATCTGGTCGATGGTGGTTTCGGTGGCGTAGATGCCATGTTTGCGGATGGTCGGCAGCACCTCATGAGTTACCCAACGTTGGAAGGTCTTGGCTTCCGGCTTGCGGGAGCGCATGATGAGCTTATACAGGCCGGGTTCACTGATGATGGTCTTGTTCGGGTTGCCGGGAATACCGTCGGAAATAACGACGGTATTCTTCTCGTCGTCATCAAGCTGAGAGATTGCGTCCCTGTTATTGCTGATTTCGAGGATGTCGCATACGTCTTTGGCTACGAACCATGGTTCGCCGGCCATGTCCGTTAGGGCACGCATCGTTGCGTTATTGAAATTGAACGTTTGGATTTCAGTGTTCATTTTGTTGCCTTTCTTTGCTTGGTGATGTTTAAGGGGTCGGTATTTCTCCGACCCCTTGAGTGGTTGGTTGGTTGGTTGGTTACCTGTCGGACGTGGACGGTTCCTTGTCGGGGATGACGTCCGGATCGAGGAAGTAGCATCGGCCGACCTTGACTGCGTGGAGTCGTCCTTCGCGGATGAAGCGGCGGACGGTCTGGATGTTGAGCTTCCAGCGGGAGGCGTATTCGGGGACTGTTACTGTGTAATCTTTAGCGTTCATAAGTCTTATTATATAACGGTTCGGGTTCTTGTACAACTCATTTCGTATCGGTGTGTCATTGGCATACGTGGAGCGGTTCGTAGGGTTTTGGGTATAAAAAAAGTGCTCAACCGGAGGAAAGGGGCGGGGAAACCGGTTGAGCACTTGTCTGAGGTAAGTCAGTACACAATGAGGGCAAGTACCAATATAGCGTCGTTTTTCTTGGATCGCAACCGACGTGTGCGGTGGCTTGTCGTCCGTTCGGCGTGTCGTGATGGCGAGCGTGATATTGTGAATACATCAAACAACGTAGGACATCAAAAACCTACCAACATTGAAAGGAACAGAAAATGACCGAGCAGAACACCAACCAGAACGAAGTCCAGCCGACCGCGCCGCAGCCGACGCCGCAGCCGATCATCATCAACAACGTAGTTGCGGACCAGCCGGACGACAAGGGCAAGAAGAAGGCCCCAGGCTTCATCAAGGTGTGCGTATACAGCTTCCTTACTTGCGGCATCTACTTCTTTTACTGGCTCGTCAAGAGCCTGAACGGAGGATACCGTAAGCGCTGACGCAAGCACTAAAAGAAAAACAATACCCACCCGGGTTAGTAACCGGGTGGGTATTATGTTATCCAATGAAAGGCAGTCGAAAAGGGAAACCAAAAAAAACTTTCCGACATAGACGATCATACCACAAAAGGAGAAGACAAATGGAAATCATGCTGGACAACGGCGCATACATGCCGTCACGAGGCCACGGCACCGATGCCGGACTGGACCTACGCACGCCGAAAGCCGTAACCATACCGGCCTACGGAAGCGCGATAGTCGATACGGGCGTGCACGTGGCGTTGCCTAGCGGGTGCGCCGGACTGCTCGTCAGCAAGAGCGGCCTCAACGTCAGGCACGACATCACGAGCACCGGACTCATCGACGAAGGCTATACGGGCAGCATCGTGGTCAAGCTCTACAATCACGGCGGCGGGGATTACCAGCTTGCGGCCGGAGACAAGATCACGCAGCTGGTTGTGATCCCGGTGGTCTGCGAATCATTGGAACAGGTTTCCGCGTTCAATGCGACGGAACGTGGCGACAACGGTTTCGGAAGTACGGGGAGGTAAGCCATGTGGGGCGGACGGAGCAAATACCGGGCGAAGAAAACCGTCGTGGATGGTATCACCTTTGACTCGCGTAAGGAGGCCGACAGGTATCTCGTCCTCAAGAGCATGGAAGAGGACGGTAGCATCGAGAACCTTCGCCGACAGGTGCGTTATGAGCTCGTGCCGGCCTTCGACGTGGACGGCAAGCATTACCGGCCCGTCTTCTACGTGGCCGACTTCGTCTACCGTGAGGATGGCAAGGAGATCGTCGAGGATGTAAAAGGCGTGAGGACCGACGTGTACAGGCTCAAGAGCAAGCTCTTCGCACGACGGTACGGCGTGAGCATCATGGAGACGTGACGGTCTGGGAACAGGCATGGCCCCGGTTGGGTTTGGGAAGAGATTCCCGGACTGGCCGGGGCCTTTTCTGTCATTGCCGATGGTCCGTGTTCGACCAGTGGCATATACCCCCATCGGGGCCTTCGGGCAGTCCCCCCGTACGAGTATTCACCCACTGTAACCTTTATAGCGATCACTGTAAAATCTACAGCACCCCACTGTAATTTTTACAACGGGGTGCGCTGTAAAATTTACAACTCATAATATAGATCTAGATACTCTAGGAGAGATACTCTAGTAGATACTCTAAAGAGAGAGAAAGAAAGATTAATCTTTCTTTCCAAAGAGAGAGAAACCGAAGCCAATCTCCGATGCTTAGCCTTGAAGTCTTCAATGAGCGTGGCATGGAGCCATGGAGTCTGACCTGATGATTTCAGAGCTTCTTCCATGGCGCTAAGCATCGAGGAGGATACTGGCTTGGTCTCGATGTTGCCATTCTGGCCTTGGCCTCGGCACTCGGATGGTTAGGGCATGGAGGAGAGTTGGTCCGTGCTTGGCTTGGGTGGGCCTCTCGCGGCTTGGTGTTCTCGATGCTTTTCGGTGCTTTTTGATGCTGGAACGTCGCTTTCTTGCGTAAAGGCCTTTCTGACGGGCTGTCGTAGGTTGGTCCTGACGAGTTATCGGGTTTGCCGTGTAAATCGGTCTGAGGGGCCTTTATATGCGTTCTGGAGGCATGTGCGGTGAAAAGCGTGTGGGAGGAATGCTATGACGTTCCCCCCTCTGACGTGTGACGACGTAAAAGAAAACCCCATCACAGCACGGTGTGCTATGATGGGGCTTGTAAAAACAACGTAAATCCAGTCTACCATACGTATATACCAATCATATACAAGCTGGGTGCGGAGGCACGACAACTCCCTGGCTATACCCCTTTGCTTGAGGTTATTGGGGCGACCACTAACAGTTGGTTGATACTCACGTTAGAGGTGCGAAGTTCAACCGACCCTTCAGACAGCAGTGGAATAACCGGGGTGCCGACACTGCTACTTCAACAAAGATGTAACGCGATCTGATGGGGTATGCCGCACCAGTGGTAGTAATGCACCACTCTTATGACCGACGCCGTTGCGACCGACCGACCGACGGAAACAGTCAACAAGCCTTAACCTGAAAAAATCGCTTAAACTTTCAGCTCTTAAGGCTTACTCTCTCTACCAGAGCTCGCTCCCTCCCTCAAGAAACTTTCCATGGTGAGGGGTTGGGTGGTGTCGAGGGTTGGGAGGTGAGGGTACGGGACGTGCCTGGTTGGCTTGACCTTCGATGTTTCGTGGTATACTTGAGGTAAACGTCAACAGTAAGAAAGGATCACATAATGAGCGTTTACGATCGAATCAACGATAGTCTCGTCGAACGGTACGGAGTCCACTTCAGTGAGGAAGGTGAAGAGAAGTCACGCAAGTTTTTCTCCGGCCTATGCTTGAAGTTCGGTGATGAGGAAGTCCTCGAGGCTTGGGATACCGCATGCAAGCGTTATGATAATCCGGTGACCGCGCTTTCGAAGCTTGGTGGCATCCTCTATAATCGGAGCCTCTTCAGCTCGTTCATCGAGGAGGCCTGATTTTGAAGGATCTCCCGCCCGTATCCAAACTAGTCGAGAAACTGGGGTTGGGCACGACGTCCGTCTACGTCCAGCTTTACGACCTTTACCGGAAGCAGAGGAGGCGACAGGGCCATTTTCATGACGGACGTTATTGGGTTCGGATGCCCTACGAGGATTTCCCCAGGATGTTCCCGGAGTTGTCTTCGGACGCCGTTTGCGAGGCTCTTGGAAGGCTTGAGGATAAGGGTCTGCTCAGAATGGTCCATTACGGCCGTCTCAGCTGGTATGTGATATCCCGAAAAGCATCGGCGTGTCGTCCAAAAAACGTGTTATACTAAAGACATACGCCATTTCAAGTGCCCACCGCTTGAGTGGAGCAAATAACTTGGAATGGTACGAATCCCATTGATTGCCACCGGGTGGGCCGGTAGCAGTCGGTGGGATTCACTTTTACTACGAGGTAAACATCATGTCAGCCGTCAAGGACACCAACTTCGTCGCAATCCAAGGATGGATGCGCACCAAACTCAACCTCAAAGGCAACGAGCTACTCATCTACGCGCTCATCTACGGCTTCTCACAGGACGGAAACTCGAAATTCTCCGGCACCAGACGATATATCGCGGAATGGTGCGGATGCTCCATGAAGACAGTCGACAATACCATCGCATCACTCCTCGTCAAGAAACTCATCGTCAAGCATGAAAAATACGTGAACGGAATCCGCATGTGCGACTACACTGCCGTTCCCCCGGAAATCGCCGCACGACAGAACGACACGCAAGCCCCCACCAACACGCAAACCCATACCGAGTCCACGACTGAACACAACACCACCGAACCCCAACCGCTCCTCGACGAGCCGCAAGCACCCGCACAGCCAAAGAAGCCAGACCCCACCGAAGAAGTCGTAAACCATCTGAACCACAGGCTCGGAACGCAGTACAAGCCAACGACGCAAGCCACGCGCAAACTCATCAAAGCCCGTATCAAAGAAGGCTTCACCGTCGAAGACATGAAACTGGTCATCGACAAGAAGGCCACGGAATGGGTCGGCAACCCGAAAATGGCCCGATTCCTCCGCCCGGACATCCTCTTCGGCAACAAGTTCGAAGGCTACCTCAACGCCAAGGCAGCACCGCAAAACAACTGGAACAACAGCTCCAACCACCAGTCAGCCTATTGCCCCCCAATGGCGGACGACGAGGCCCCCAGCTGCTCCGTCGGATGGTGAAACGCAGCCGACAACCACACGCAAGCAAAAACCGAAACACCATGAAACAAGCCACGACACGCCGACAACACAATGCCGGCAACACGTAAGATAACATTGTTATAGGGAACAGAAAGGAGCCACAATGAAAACCAACATCATCGAAAACATGGCCCACGAAGCAAGCCGAGACAGCCACTACGAAAAAGGCGACTACCTCAACGAAGACGGCCTACTCATGTGCGGCAAATGCCACACACCAAAACAATGCCGCTTCATCGCAACATGGGACGGCAAGGAAAAGAAACCGTACACTCGCTGCGTCTGCGAACAAGAACGCCATGAAGCCGAAGAACAGGCACGACAGGCACAAAACCTCCGCATCGAAATAAACCGACTCCGCAAACTAGGCTTCCCCGACAGCGAAATGGCCAACTGGACATTCAACACCGACGACGGAACAAACAAAACAGCCTCAGACGTCGCACACCGATACGTCGACAACTTCGCCGAAATGAAGAAACACGGCAAAGGACTACTGTTCCACGGCCCCGTAGGCACTGGCAAAACGTTCCTCGCGGCATGCATCGCCAACGAACTCATCAACCAAGGCCGTCCATGCCTCGTAACCAACTTCGCTCGGATCACAAACACCCTTCAAGGAATGTTCGACGGCAAGCAGCGTTACCTCGACGACTTAAACCGGCTGGACCTACTCGTCATCGACGATCTAAGTGCGGAACGCGACACATCCTATATGAACGAAATGATCTTCAACATCATCGACTCTCGATACCGGAGCGGAAAACCACTCATCATCACGACCAACCTCTCAAAAGAAGAGCTGATAAATCAGCCAAACACCGACAAACAGCGCATCTACAGCCGCCTAGTCGAAATGTGCTTCCCCGTTGAAGTCAAAAACGTGGACAGGCGGAAAAAGAAGGCTCAAGAAGATTCGGCGGACCTGAGAAGACTCCTTAACCTATAAGACAGGACAAGGCGACACGTATGAAAAGCGTGCCGCCTTTTTTCATACCCCTCGGCGTGTCACATCTCGATTGTGGGTACAGTGATAGATATCGGGTAAGGAAAACACCAAGCCACCAAACAGAAAAGGAAACCAAAATGAGCCACAAGGACAACACCCGAGACCTATTCAGCGTCCTCAACGGATGCCTACCCAACGAATACGGCGTAATACTCCTTAATAACCACAGTGGGACCTACGGCATCCTAATCGTCAAAGAAGACTCCGACTACATCATGCAAATCGCCACAAACGAACACGACGACACGTGCACCGTGCTCGTATGGGTCGACGGCGACGATCCCGACACAGACAGCGAAGCATACCAGTGGGACCTTGACTCACCGGACGTCACCCTCAACACCATCCTCGCCGACATCAGAAACCGCCTCTAACCAACACACGCCACAAAAAGAAAGGAATCAAAAATGAGCTCCAACACAACCAAAAGGGACATCCGTCACGAAATGGCCGACGTAATCGCCCTACTCGGAAGCGAATACATGGTAACCAACGTCGAATGCGACCCCGGCGACACCGCAATAAAAATCACAAAACAAAACAACGGCAAAACCATGTACATCATCGCCTACAGCAATCCACGCGACACCGAAATACAGGTATACGGCGAAGACGACTCACTGACCATCTACAACATCTTCAACGACGGATCCCTAAACGATTCCACCCCAGAAGACATCGCCGACTACATCATCAAAACCCTCTAAAAAGAAAAGAAAACGACATGCCCAAAAGAAAAGAACAGGAACCAATCGACCTCAACGACGCCGGCCTGATGGACTGGATCAACGAAATGCGCAACAGACAACTATCAGCCGACGAACGTCGCAAAATCAGCGACTACCGCTACTACCACGGACACAAAGAGAAAATAGCCGAAGCAAACCGCAAATGGAGAACGGAACACGCCGAACACTACGCGGAAAAACAGAAAGAATACCACAGCAAGCCCTCCACGCTGAAAAAGAAACGCGAAGCCGCACGAATCCGATACCACACCGACCCAGAATGGAGAGAAGCAATGCTCGCCAGACAAAGAGCACGCTACCACGCCATGACACCGGAACAAAAAGCCGAATACATCCGGAAACAAAACGAACGAGCCCGCATCCGACGAGCCAAAGCCAAAGCCGCAAAAGAAGCAAAGGAAAACAAATGACCGACACCGTCAACCATCCAGCCCACTACACCGGCCGCGGCATCGGCTACGAATGTATCGACATCACACAACACCAAAACTTCTGCACAGGCAACGCCATCAAATACCTATGGCGATACCAAGTCAAAGGAAAACCCCTTGAAGATCTGGAAAAAGCGCGATGGTACACACACAGGGCAATGAAAAGGCAAGAGACCATCGACATGGAAGACCGCCACTGCGGAATCATCCTACGCAGACTCATCGAAACCACGAGCGGATACGAATCCGCAGCCTGGTATGGACTACTGAAAAACGAATGGCCTATCGTGCTGAGCTCTCTCGACGCGATGCTGGAAAGGACGGAAAATGACACACAAACTCTATGATGTCAGCATGGAACAGGTCATGGCCGAACATTACCTCTTCGATCTAGGATATCCGGTCGCCAAAGTAAGCGAAATCCTCGATATGGACGAAGCGTACGTCAGGGACGTCTACGAAGCCCGAACAAGACTAACCATCCCGCAAAGGAGCGATAAATGAGGAGAACGACGAAAAACCAGGTCATCAAATGGTATGAGGCCGGCTTGACCGTCGACGAATTCGCGCCGCTCATACCCCAGTGCTGCCGACAGGAAATCGAGGCCGTCATCAAAGAATACAGGAAAGAGAATGAATGGAAACGGCTGACTGGTGGCTCACGTTCCTGATGATCGCACTAACGATACTCATTGCCTACAGGGGACGATAAGAGCAAGAAACCGACGGTTTACGGCGTGTCGAACTAACACGGCACGCCTTTTATGATATATTAGACATATCAAGCAAGGCGCTTGACAAACACAACAAAGGAACAACAAATGAACACCATCACCACCGACGAAGTCAAAACCATGATGCACACCATCGACGTCCGCCTCGACCAGAAAAGCCACTACGACACCGACCACACACCAAAAGGCACCATCTACCACGTCGGCGACCACAAATACGTCACACTCGACGACTACTCCCAAGCCTTCGAAGACTACGAATGGGACCACAGCGGCGCAGAATGGGCATGCTACCTATACACACTCACCAAAAACAATCCGGAACGCATCGACTTCTACACACAGGCATACAACCTCGGCGGAATGGAAACACTCGAAACCATCTACAACAACGTAACCGAATCAACACCAATGACCGTCATCTACCCGATCTACAAGCACTAACCCACACACCAAAAGGAGTCACGAATGGAAAACAGCAGCCTCAACCGCAAATTCGCCGAAGTCCTCAACGAAGTCCCGAACTTCTGCACCGACGAAACCGCCAACGCCGGAAGCCGCACCTACAAATACCTCAACCTCGCCACCCTCCTCAAGAACATCAAGCCGATCTTCGCAAAGCACGGACTCGCGTTCACCCAAAAAGTGACCTTCGACGGCCCAGGAGACGGACGCCAGATCCTCGGCACCATCGAAACCATCATCTTCGACGACACCGACCAAATGACGGTCTGCGAATACCCCTTCTTCGTCACCGGAGACCCACAACAGGTCGGAAGCGCCATCACCTACGCACGCCGCTACAGCCTCACCACCATCCTCGGCATCTTCCCCGACAAGGACGACGACGGAAGCTACGCAAAACAGCAATACAACACCGCCGACAAGCCGATAGGAGCAGACCAGTACGCCACACTCGTCAAAGCCATGGACGCACACCACCTCCCAACCGAAGCACGCGGCGAATTCATCTCAGGTACACTCAACCGGCCCGTCAAAGGCTGGAGAGGAATCACCCAAGCAGACCTGACCAAACTCATGGACGCCATCAACAGAATGTGACACAAGACCCCGGCACACCACCGGGGTCTTTTCCGTACCGGAAACACGACACGCCGTATGCCATCTGATCACACACGAGAGATATAATAAAGATATCAGCTTCAAGAAAGGACTGACAATGAAAATCATCAACATCTCACAAGCCAACAACACCAACGCATGGCTCCAAGAACGCCTAGGCCGCATCACCGGCACCAAAAGCGGCAACCTAGCCATGAGCCACTACCCACAAACCGACGTCAAAAAACTCACTAAATACCGGAACAAAGCACTCGAACAATCAAAAACCGCGAAAACACAAGCAGAATCCAACAAATACTTCCAAAAAGCACAAGACTACGACACACGAATCCTCGAAGCCGAAGCCAAAAACAAACGACTCAAAGTCAACATCGACTTCTGGAAATTCCTAGCCGAAACCATGGCGGAACAACCCGACGGAGAAAACCCTATGGCACGCGGACACAGACTCGAACCCGAAAACATCCAACTCACCCTCCAACAACTCGGATACCGACAGGAGGATTGCATCACCGACTGCGGCATCTGGGAAAGCGACGAAGACCCAAGACTCGCATGCAGCCCAGACGCCTACCAAGCATCCGAAAACCCAACATGGGCCATCGAATGCAAAAGCCTCGGAAGCGCCTACCACCTCCAAGCCGTCATCCCCTGGATGATCCACTCACAATACATCCGCCAACACACCCTCCCAGACAACATCGCCGACATGGCCGCACAAGTCCTCCCCGCAGAAACCACAAGCCCCAAAGCCACCGGCATGAGCTTCATCCCCGACACATACCAAGCCCAAGTCCTCCAATACTTCGTCGTTTGCGACACACTCGAAACCCTCTACTTCAGCATGTACGATCCACGAGTCTACGGAGACGCACGACACCAAATCATCCCAATCCACAGAAAGGACATCAAACCACTCATCGCCAACCACAAACGCAAACAACTCAACACCCTTCACATCATCAACACCATCACCGAAACAACAGGAGCATCATTCTAATGACAATCGACACCCTCACCAAAAGCACTGATATATACGTACTCTTCGACGGCTGCCACACATGCCATCCAGACTCAACCAAATACCTAAACGAATGCCGGACACAAGCACAGCAAACACGACGACGATTACACATCATCCCATCCGGCAGCCCGACCGCCACACTAATGAGAACCATCGCCCAAAACCAAGGACAACCCCTCGAATACCCGATGATACTCACGGACGGCATCATCCAATACAATCCACAGAACATCACCGAAAGGAACCCCCAATGAAAACAGCATGGTGGACCGCAGTCATCACCGCCGGCCTCACAGCCGGATACGCCACCACGGTAACGCAACTATCCCCAGGCCCCGGCTATGTCTTCTCCAAACTCAGAAAACACCTCACAGCCAAAACCGAAAACACAACCAACAGCCTGACCGCCAGCCTAGGAGAACTCGCCTACTGCGGATGGTGCCTCAGCCCATACCTGACCCTACCGGCATGGACAACAACCGCAAAAGCCTTCCACATCCGCTTCGGCATCAAATGGCTAATCGGACTAGCCACAGCAGCAAGCATCGCCGCCTATTACCGGCATCAAGCAGAAAGCAGACTCTAATGCACAGCACCCCACAAATCCATGTAATCGTAATCCTCCACGCCGTCCAAAAACCAATCACCCAGGAACAGTTGACGCAAATAGCAGAAGACTTCCGATACCGGGACACGCCCCAAAGCCTGAGAAGCCGCATGGTCGAACTAGAACGAGCGGGATACGTCCACCGCGTAGACAGAAACGGCACCAGCGAACGAAAAAGGCCATGCTGGCGATGGCAACTCACCAAGAAAGGCGAGGAACTCATGGAGGAAATCCTCGACACCACAACACCAACTGAAAGGAAATAAGGAAAACCATGGAAAAGACACTCTGCACCATCACCATCGG